TGTAGTCCATCTTCTCCGCCTGTGATGAATGTTTCCCATCCATCCCATACCAGTCTGTTTGGTACGAAGAAGAAGTGTGTAAATACATTTACTCTGTGCATTACAGGTGCGAGCATTGGTGCCATTCTGATGAAAGTTTCCGTATTTACGCGGAACTTATCGCCGGGTACTACGGCCTGTAATAAGTGAGGGTAGAGTATGCCCATTCTGATAGACATCTTTCTTTCGTGTGAGAGATCGAATTTTGATGATTTCGGCCTTGTAGCCTTGATTTTGTTAAAAATGTTCATTTTGATTTGCTTTGTTTGTTTATAATTCTGAATTGATTTTCGATATATGGGGGAAGTGTTTTTTCAAATTCCTTATCGTAATTTTCAAGCCATTTATTGTCTTGTTTGGCTTGATTTATTTCCGCTATTTTCATTTTTTCTGATTCTGTAAATAGCTTATCCTTATAATATCGAGGTAGTTTTTGTTTGAAACCGTCCTTTATTACATAAGGTGCTAGATTCTGCCAATGAAAGTTATAATTTCGATTGACGTAATTGCTTCCCAGTGCTGGGTTCCTGCTCATTAGTGCAAAGGGAGGTTGTATATCTTCGTAATCTTCCGGTTTATTTATGACGTATTTACATACATAATGTATTGAGGCAGGTGTAACTGTGCCTGTATGTGTTTCGCCGTTTTTCCATATTTCTGTTATTTGATCTATTATTTCTTTTGGTACATTGTAATAGATCCCATGATAATGAGGTCTATGTGTTTGCGAGCCATATTCTCCAACTGAATAGTATTTCATTTGAGGGTATTTTAAGGCCTTGTGAGCGCCTTTCGTTACTTTGTGAATGCTTTTCCTTAATCGCTTGTGAAAGAGCGTCAGATCGCGTTTATCTAGTGTTGGCATACCTGTATATGTTTTCTCTTGGAGGTCTTTGCCATGATGATATGCGTCTGGAAGGTTTTCATCCGAGTAAGTTAAGGTTAAGAACCACGCATTTTTTGCAGTGCGTAGTTCTTCGGTGAGACGAAAAGACCAGTCCGAGCGTTTGTTTTGGAGGCATATAGGACACTTGTTGCAGGGAACTACAATTCTTACAGAATTGTGATTTGCGCGCGGATCTTTTATGCTTATTGGGCAGGGACATTGTGCCATTTATAGTCTGATACCACCGCGTGAAACGGTGTAGGTTTTAGAACGTCTTGATTTTCCTCTTCGTGCTTTGCTACGTCTTTTTCCTGATATTCCTCTTCTTCGTTTCATGATTTACTGTTTTTGGTTTGTGAAATTGATTTAGTAGTTGTTGAAAGCGTTCTATCGTGAGATCCGTTGGAGGCCATTGATTCGGCCACTGGCTTCTCAATTTTAAGTTTTGCGACATTGTCTAGTAATTTATCCAGTTCCTGTATTTTTATTTCAACCTCTGTTTGAAGTCGTTTCATTTGTGCTTTTTTCTCATTGATTGATCGCAGTAGCTCTGCGAGTTTTTGTAATTGTTCCATTATTTTAATTTATTTATTACTGCTTTTATTGCATCTTCTAAAGTTATTCCTTGTTTCGCTAGTACAGTGACCAGAGCGCGTACTATTGGATTGTCATTGTTAAAGTTAATCCCAACGTCAGCGAGATTGGATTTTACTTCAAGTATTGAGTTTTCAAGTTCCTTTGTAGTTACGTTTTTTTCGTTCCAAATTCTTTTTTGTTCAGCGGATAACGCATCCTCTGCTGATTGTACCGCTTGATTGAATTTTGTAGTGTATTCTAGATTTGTACTTTGACCATCTTCGTTAGTTGGTGCTTCATCTTTGCCCATGTTGATACGTGTCTGCTCGTTAGCCAGTCTTAGCGCCTCTGTTTGTTCTTTGATTTGTTGTATCTGTGCTATGTTCATGAAGTTTCCTAATTGTGGCATATTTTGAGTTACTGATTTTGCTTCGGCTCTTTCCATCCTGGGAGATGAAGATACCGTATTGTTAATTGTTCCTTTAGCGTATGCCATGTTCGGGTTTATGCCGGCTTCTTTTAAGCGTTGCATTTGTTGACTTGGGGAGTTATATTGATTTTGTCTGTTCCATTGTTGTAAGTTTTGTTGGTTTTGATATTCGGCCATTCTTTTGTTTGCTTTATTCGCTCTCTCTTGGCCTATTATGGAGGCTACTCCTCCGATTGCTCCTCCTATTGCGTTGAATATTGACATCGTTTTTTGATTATGATTATGTAATTATAAGTATTTTTTCTGACTTGGTGTCAGTTAGCTATAATATATCAAGTAGTGTCATTATAGCTTAACCCCCTTCACCCCCTTTAAAGGGGGTTTTTGGGTTTTATGTAAAAATTGTATTTTTCCATGATTTGTTGTGTTTCGTTTCACTTCAACTAATCGCATCGCTACGCTCGCTCGTTAGGACGCTTCGCGACCTATGTCTCCTCGAAGGTTCACCCTTCGCTCGTTGAGCCAACCGCTTCGCTATTGGCTTTTTTCGCTTCGTGTTCACCTGCACTCGATCGATCATTAGGTTGTTCGCTTCGCGTCTTTCTTCGCTTCGTTTCACTTGCTTTTTTGATTTTGTCTTGCGTCTTTTTGACTTTTTCGGCCATAGTGTCTATGTCCGTGAGATCCAAGTCTGGGTTACGCATGGTAACGTCATCGTCCAATTCCGGATCATTGTCGTATTGGTCGTTAATTGTGAGTTGTGGCATTATGCCGTTTGCGTGTTTTTCTAGTAGTTCTTTGATTGTGTAGGCTTCGCCTGCCACTGATTGACTTGGCTCTGTAATTTTGATTTGTTCTGATTTTTTGACTTTGTATGTGGTTTGTGTTCTATATTTTTTCACGGTATCTGTCTTTATGTGTATGTAATTTATTGTGCATGATAATGTATTAAATACCAGGAGGGCGAAGAGCCCTCGTGGTATTTTTGCCATCCCGCTTTTTCGGCTTATGAAAATGCTTCGCATTTCTCAATTTGGCCTACAAGTAAGGGGTTCCGTAGTATGGCATTGGTCTAATAGCCTCGATTTTATTATAAATCTGGCAGTACATCTTATCTGTTGTGCCATTGTCATCTATCGCGAAAATTCGCTCTGTTGGAATTGCTTTTACGAATTGTGCGCTTAGTGTTGGTCGTTCTGAGTATTTTTGTCCCATGTGCCAGTAGTCCAAGTCGGATCTAAATTCGCCGTGGACAGTGCTTTGCTTGTATTTATACTCTGAGTAACGAGGGACATAGCCCCACGTTGACTGGTTTTCGGGATCGTCTATATCGAAATAGATTTCTTTATTTAGTACCTCTTGCTCTCCTAAGTGAGCAAATTCAGGCCAGTAGAAATCTAGCTTATCGAGTTTTGTCCATTCTCTGTCCAGCCCCTGTTGATAAGTGGTGCGTGGAATTACAGAGAGTAGGCCGATTATATAGCCGTGTTCCTCGAAGGATTTCGTAAAGTTATTTGATTTGCCTACGGACACACCGTGTCCTGACATTTCGCCGACAGGTGCAAGGTTAGGATCTTCTGGGCCACCTTGTGAGCCTGCTTGATTTAGTACTTCGGATATCACTACTGGTGATTTTCCACCGCCTAAGTATTCAGGACGTTGTAATCTAGCGTCTGATGATCTTACACCGAAGTGAGATAGTATCTGTTCTATGTAGCGTGATCCAGCGCGTGCATTTTTTTCCAACCATTCTTGTAAACGGGTAGCGTTTCTAAGTTCATTGATGGTTACTGATGTGCCCTCCTGTTCGTCCGCTAGGTTTTCTATGCGTGCTGGCCCATCGTTTGAGGCTATACCGCCTATTGACCCTGTTTGGTCTGAGTATGTTACGTTGTGGCTTCCTATTGGTTGTGTGCCATCTTCGTTAACAATGGTAGATACATCTTTGTATTGAGGTGAAGTTGTTGTTGGGAGGGTTACGTCTGCGCCTCTTTGTGGCCATGGTAGTGACGCGGTAAAATAGTCTTTTTCCCATGATCTATTTTGTAGTTGAGTTATTGCAGTTATTTCCGCTTGTGTTAATTGATTTGATGTTTTTAATACTTCTACTTTTGGCATTAAGTTTTGATCTCGAAAATATTCGTTCCAAATTGTTTGATATGCCCTGAAGGGTAGCGCTGTTATGCTTTCTACTTCAGAGCCTGAGTTACCGAATGGAGGTATGCCGAAGTAATCTCCGAGAGATCCTTCTAAGAAGTTATTAGAGAATCCCGCCGCGAGCGGTATTGTTGGCATTCCTTCAGTTTGTAGTCCATCTTCTCCGCCTGTGATGAATGTTTCCCATCCATCCCATACCAGTCTGTTTGGTACGAAGAAGAAGTGAG